CGTATCCATACGACCATTCGCGCACCGCGTCAGCTTTCAATCGTTCAAATACCCCCTTGCCCTCTGGTGTATTCAACAAAAACTGTGTGCGCGCCCACAACCCGCCCGTCGCCTCCGGATACTCCGCCAAAATCTGCGCAGGTAGTTCGTCACGCCCAACTTCACGTAACAGCACCGGCTTACCCACGATGTCTCGCGTCGACCTGCTGTTATGCGCGTCCAACACCAATACCTTGTTACCGCACTCCGTAATTGTCTTTTTGAACATACCCGGCATAGCGCGATCATCACCGTAATCCACGATGCCAAACACTGTGATGATATGCTCCACGATACCCTGTTCCGCATCTAATTTTGTTACAAATGACGGAAAACTCTTAAACTGCTTACCCATCTTCACCTCTCTATCGTTTCGCTTGGCTCAATTCCCGCTAGGCTCACGCTCGGTCTACAATCTATGTCTACTGTTGATTTGTACTCACGCGGGCGGTATCCCGCGTGCCCACTTCCATACTGCGCCTCCAGCGCGGCAACGCGCCGCTGCAAATCATTAACCTGCCACGCCAACTTTGCTAATAATTCGTTATTATTCGCCATATTTGCACCTCACGCGGGCAGCACTGCACACCGACAGTTCACGATCTCCTTTGCCGACGCGCCACGTGAACCATCCAATGGATACATCATTTCGTAACCGTTGATGATGAACGGTTCATCTATTGGCTTAATTTGCCCGACCGCGTCACCGTGCGATTCCCGCTGCCGCCCGTCCATCTGGGTTAGCCATTCCTTGCGCAGAAAGCCCCAGTCGCGGAACTGCGCGAAACTACCGAAATTCAATGCCCGCATCGTCTCCGTCCGTGCAATCATCTCCCGCCGCCAAAACGGCGCCCGCTCCGCGAACCACTCGAATTCCGCCGCGTCCACGTTACCACTCTTCCATTGCTCAAATAGGGTCTCCAGCCGATTCGCCATCTGGTCAATCGACCAGCCCTCAAACGTGGCTTGTTGTAACATAGCGACAATCGCGGTGTTAGTCGTTTCATCAATTGGTTGCGCGAAACGGACTAGATAATCCTCGAACGCCTCTAATGCCAGCGGGTTAATTACCTCAAAACTGATACCTAGTTCCGCCGCCCATTCGGTCGCGGTTTCCGTAATCAAGCCCGCGATTAACGGTGCGAACGTATCCTGCCAGAATGTCGGCGACTGCGTATCCAGATACTCCCGCCAATCTTGACTAATCGCTTCCCAATCCACCGACTGTTTTAACTCCAGATTGCGGCTCTTGTGCGTCTGCAATATCGCCAACAGCGACCGCTTATCGTGTTCGAATGCCGCATTCGCCGCGTCACCGAACTCCGTCTCCCACGCCCGCGCTTGCCCATCCAACTTATACCACAAACGCCGGCGGTCGTCTTTCAGCCACATCGGAATAGTGCCGCCTTGCCCGGCGCGCTTATCGCGGTCATCGTTATCCGCCTGTAACGCGTCTTCCTCCTCCGCCACATCTGCGCCTGGCGTCACCTCGTGCACCTGTAGCCCGACCGTCGCGGTGGCGGTTTCCTTGTTATACCCCATCTCGCACATCGCCCGCGCGGCATCAACCAATTCACTAATGTTCTTCTGTAGCGCGGGGACAGTTGATAAATCATACGCTGGATACGCGCCATCCTTTGTGCGCAAATAGTACTGATACTCCACTTCGGATAATTGTAACTCCGGTACAAATCTGTCTTCCCAAAACGATGTGCGCGCCGTCGGATAATTCGTCAACGTGCTACGCTCTAAACCTAGCCGCGTGCCTAACAAAATTGGATGTACGCCGAACGGCATCAGAATGCGACTCTCGTTGCGCTCATCTAATTCCGCGAAGCCCAACTCCCGAAATGACATCGAGAGTGGTTGAAACTGCGCGCCGCCGCCCGCGGCAATTACCTTACCCCAGTGTTGATGGCCTCCGTAAACCTGTTGCCACCGCTCCTCGATGCGCGCCGCCGCATCATCATCTATATCCACATTGAACGAAACGATGCCGCCTAGTTGCGTGCCATGCTCAAAAAACTGTTTTAGAAATTCCGTAATCTCATTATCCACGTCCCCTGTCCGCGCCATCGGCGAGAGCGGAGCCATCCCATACCCCATGCCCATCAGACTATCCGCGGGGTTGGGTAGCCTAATATGCATCATGTCCTGTGGTAGCACCGGCAGACCGTCGCGCAGTGATTTGCCCACCGGCACATACCAATAACCCTTAATATTCCAATCCGCCGCGATGCGCCGAATATCCTGCGGGATAATCCACACGCGGTCCGGGCGCAAACTATACAATGCTAGCGGGAAACCGCCGCGCGGTGGGCGCACCAGCAACACGAACGTTTGACCTGCGAGGTTCTTATACACCGTGTTCTGGTTCTCGAACTCCGCGCCGCTCTGGAACAGGTTCGGGCGGTTGAGCAATTGCGCCAACGGGTGATCTAGCGGCGCGACCTCCACGCCCTGTGCCGTGTCCACCATCGCCCGCAGCGGTGCGTTCATCTGCGCGAATACTTTGTACATAATGGCCGCATAGATTAACGAGTTGCGGTTGAACCCGTCCAGCGCGTAATCCATGAACCCATCGCGCTCTAAATGCACCTTATCGCGGTCAATGTCGATTGTGCCGCGCGCCTTCGCCAGCGTCCATCGTGGCGCCGCGGCGCGTGACGACCACGGCACTGCCGCCCGCCGCACTCGCGACGATGGTGCCTCCCACAACACACGCCATGCCAACCTGACCCTATCCTGCCATTTCATTGTGTAATGCCTCAATATTGCCCACGTACTATCCTACTATGTCCCATGTCACCTGACCTTAACCATCATTTGGCTGATAATTACGCGTAAATACCCTTCATCAAGAACTTCTTACCCCGTGTCAAGGCGTTATATCCCCCTGTCGCGCTGTCCATGTGGTCATCGTGCGCTGCGTTCGGAAAACCCTCCAACCAGTCGAGCCAGCGGACATTCCATGCCCCGCGCACCATGTACACAAAACCCGCCTGCACGCGATCGAGAAACGGTTGCGCCCGACTCACCTTGTCACCCTTTACCGGCAGACCGCGCACACTGTAGCCGTGCAACTCTGGCGCGGTCTGCAAATCCTGCACCGCCGCCTTCTGCGTGCCTACTTCCTCACCGCGTATCTGAACATTTTTCCCATCTACTATCGCCGCCTGAATGATATGGCGCTTCGCGTCGGGCCAATTATGCTGGCAGTCGGTCACATGCGCGATTACCGTGCGCACGTCATCTTCTGCCACTTGCCACAAGCCGATTTTCGTTCCCACAGTCCAATCTGGATCATTCCTATTCACTTCTTTCTCCGTGAACGCGAAGTCCCAATACCGTAACCATTTCACACCAGACGGCGCGCTCTCTAGCACTTTAACGTTCTCTCGTTTGAACAGCCCGCCTGTCATCTCCTGCGGGTCTTGCTGCCACACCGCGCGCCAGATGCGCGGTCCCGATACCCGTTCAATCTGCGCCAATGCCGCCCGGTCGTGCCGCTCCAGCAACAACGGTTCGCCCACCTTCCGCCCGAGTGGGTCGTTCTCACGCGCTACTGCCGGTAGACTGATTAACTCCCATTCCTCGCCTTCGCCACTTTCCGCTAGTTCCAACAGCCATCCCGTTAAATCCTGCTTGTGCCATCTTGTATTAATGATTACTACCACTGCCTGTGGATCAAGCCGCGTATACAACACACTCCGAAACCAGCTATGTACCCGTTCGCGCGCCCTTGTTGACCGTACCTCCTCGCCGTCCTTGAACGGATCGTCGATAATCGCGAGGTCGGCTTTGCGCCCCGTGATGCCTCCGCCTACGCCGGTTGCGACCATCCCGCCCCGGTGTTCCGCCAAATCCCAGCGCTGTACAGCGTGGCTCTCGTCCGATAGCTTGATGTCGAAGATGTCTTGATACTCCGGTGCCCGCATCAAATTGCGTACAGCGCGGCTGAAGTGTTGTGCGAGTTCCGCGCCATAGCAAGTGAGAATAATGCGCTCGGCGGGAAACTTACCCAGCCACCATGCAGGAAACCGCACGCTCGCCAGTTCGCTCTTGCCATACTGAGGTGGTATACACAGCATTAATCGGCGCACCTCACGCCGCGCCGCCGCCTCTAATTTCTCCGCGATGAAGCGATGCACCCGCCGCGCCCGATACGCCGCGAACGTATACTCAGCAAATGGGATTAGATGCCGCCGTGCCAACTCCTGCCGCGCCCGCTGCGCCGCGTCCTGCCAATCGGTTAATGCGCTGTAATCCATCCATCTACACTATACCATATCGACGCGGGCGCGTCGCGTTCCGTGCCACCTTCTCCCGCACCGCCGTCTCGATGTCTATTTTGGCGAACCCGCACAAATCCAATAGCACAATCATAATATCCGCCGCTTCCCCCGCGTCGAGGTTGTGCGTTTTCCGAAAACCAGCGGCTAATTCTCCCACCTCAATCGCTAGATGCAATAGTTGCTGATTAGTATGGTATACCTCGCCTTGCGCGGTATGCCCACCATCCTAAAACCCTTTTTCCCGTGCTACCCGATAGTATTCATCACGCC